TCAGCGAGCGGCAGCTTCACCGCCATCGCACGCGCGCTGGGTTCCGCGTCGCGGCCGACGGCGACGCCGGCAAGGTTGATCTCTTCCGGTACGTCGCCTGGCTGGTAACCTCACGGCACGAGGCCATCGCGGAGGCAGAGAAGGAGGCGGGCGGACTCACGGGCTACGAAGCGCTGAAGGAACGCGCCCGGCTCCGCAACGCCACGCTCTCGCTGTCCGGACGGGACATCGGGGATCTGCCTGCGGTCGCCGACCCGGAGCGCCGGGCCAAGGCCGAGCGCGACTTCCGGTTCTTCTGCGAGGCGTATTTTCCGCTGACGTTCCACCTGCAGTGGTCGGGCGACCACCTCAAGGTCATCGCCAAGATCGAGCGGGCGGTGCTCGAGGGCGGTCTGTTTGCGATGGCCATGCCCCGCGGGTCGGGCAAGACCTCCCTCTGCGAGATCGCTTGCCTGTGGGCGATGGTCTACGGCCACCGGGAGTTCGTAGCGCTGATCGGTTCGGACGAAGAACACGCCTCCAGCATGCTGGAGAGCATCAAGGCGGAGCTGGAGAACAGCGATCTGCTCGCCGCCGACTTCCCCGAGGTCTGCCACCCGATCCGATCGCTCGAAGGAATCCACCAGCGAGCCGCAGGGCAGCTCTACCTCGGGCGGCAGACGCACATCGGCTGGACGGCTAAAGAGATCGTGCTCCCCACCATCACGGACTCGAGAGCGTCGGGGGCGATCATCCGCGTCGCGGGGATCACAGGACGCATCCGTGGCATGAAGCACAAGCGGGCCGACGGTGCGAGTGTGCGCCCGTCGCTGGTGCTCATCGACGATCCGCAGACGGACGAGTCGGCGCGGTCGCTATCACAGTGCGCCACGCGCGAGCGCATCCTGGCCGGCGCGATCCTCGGGCTGGGTGGGCCGGGGAAGAAGATCGCCGGGTTGATGACGCTCACGGTCGTGCGGCCCGACGACATGGCCGACCGCATCCTCGACCGAGAGAAACACCCGCAGTGGCAGGGCGAGCGGACCAAGATGGTGTACGCGTTCCCCGTCCGCGATGCGCTGTGGTCGCGGTACGCCGAGCTGCGGGCCGATGGGCTTCGCAACGACCGAGGGATCGCCGAAGCGACCGCCTACTACGGCCAACACCGAACGGCGATGGACGAGGGCGCGAGGATCGCCTGGCCCGAGCGGTTCAATCACGACGAGCTGTCGGCGGTCCAGCACGCGATGAATCTGCGGCTTCAGGACGAGCACGCCTTCTTCGCCGAGTACCAGAACGAACCGTTGCCGGAGGTCGCGGCCGATGACGACCTCTTGAGCGCGGACCAGATCGCCGCCAAGCTGGGTGGGCATGACCGTGGCGAGGTGCCGATCGGCTGTACGCGACTCACGATGTTCGTGGACGTGCAGGGAAAGGCACTCTTCTACCTGGTTGCCGCGTGGGAGGACGACTTCACCGGCTACATCATCGACTATGGCACGGAGCCCGACCAGAAGGCGGCGTACTTCACGCTGCGGGACATCCGGCGCACACTTGGATCGGCGGCTCCCCGTGCGGGTGTCGAGGGCGCGATCTACGCCGGGCTCGAACGGCTCACCGATGCGTACCTGGCCCGCGAGTGGCGGCGGGACGACGGCGCGATGGTCCGCATTGACCGCTGCCTGATCGATGCCAACTGGGGATCGTCCACCGATGTGGTCTACCAGTTCTGTCGCCAGTCCTCGCACGCCGGGGTCTTGATGCCGAGCCACGGGCGCTACGTCGGCGCGTCGAGCATTCCGTTCTCGGAGTACAAACGCAAGCGGGGTGACCGCGTCGGGCTCAACTGGCGTATCCCGGTCGTGACCGGCAAGCGGGCCGTGCGCCACATCGTATTCGACACGAACTACTGGAAGTCGTTCGCGCACGCGCGGCTCGCCGTCCCGATGGGTGATCCGGGATGCCTGTCGCTGTTCGGCAACAAGCCCGACCCGCACCGCCTGCTCTCCGAGCACCTGACCAGCGAGTACCGGGTCAAGACCGAGGGACGGGGCCGCACCGTGGACGAGTGGAAGCTCCGTGTTGATGGGCTGGACAACCACTGGCTCGACTGCGCTGTCGGCGCGGCGGTCGCGGCCTCTATGCAGGGCGCGATTCTCTTCGGCACCGACAGGCAGGTCGTGGCGCGGCCGCGCGTCCACCTCTCATCCATTCAAAGGGCAAAGCGATGAAGGCGCCACGATCGGACAAGCCGAAGGATGGGGAGGTGCGCGGCATCCGTTGTCCGACCTGTGGCTGCGGTCACTTCCGCGTCGTCTACACACGCCGGGCCTGGGGCGGGCGGGTCATGCGCCGGCGGGAGTGCCGTCACTGTGGGCGTCGGATCACGACTCACGAGCATTCAGGCTGATCGGATGTCTACCGGTGGAACAAACCGGCGCTCCGCGAGCCCGCCGCGCGCAACTTCGGGCACGGCTGCGTAGGTATCCAGTAGACGACCAGTCCGGGCGACCGTCGCGCGGCTGAACACCCGCGACGCTTTCAGAACATGCGCGCCATGTCGGGCTGCATACCTGCGTGGCGTGTTTGAGGTGTCGCCCGGACTGACCGTCATTGGAGCACGCGATGCCGAACGACCTCGAACAAACGATCCGCGACAACGCTGCCGGGCCAGCAAAGGCCAGCGGCGACTCGGGGTCGGTCGAGCAGCATCCGCTGCGTGACCAGATCGATGCCGATCGGTATCTGGCTTCGAAGCAGGCATCGGCGTCGCCCGCCAAGGCCCTCCGTCTCACGCGGCTGATCCCGCCCGGCGCGGAGGGAGGCTGATGCTCGGACTGTTTCGCTCCAAACCGACCCCCGCCAAGCCCCTGGCCTCATCCAAGGGCGGCATCATCCGCCGCATGATCCGTGCCGGGTTCGACTCGGCCGTCACCAACGATGCCAACCGCAGGCACTGGGCAGGGGCGGACGGCCTCAGCGCTGATGCGGCCGCGTCGCCCGATGTGCGCCGCACCCTCCGCAACCGCGCCCGCTACGAGACAGCGAACAACTCCTACGCCAAAGGCATCGTCCTCACGCTCGCCAACGACGTCGTCGGCACCGGCCCCCGCCTGCAACTGCTCACCGACGACGATGAGGGCAACGAGCGCATTGAGCAGTCATTCATGGCGTGGGCGAAGGCCATCGGCCTCCCCGAAACACTCCGCACCATGCGTGCGTCGCGTGCCACCGACGGCGAGGTCTTCGCGGTGCTTGTGAGCAACCCGCGACTGACGACGCCCGTCAAACTCGACCTTCGATTGGTTGAGGCCGACCAGGTCACGACGCCCGACCTCTGGGTCCTCGACGACCATGCCGTGGACGGCATCGTCTTTGACGACGCGGGCAACCCCGCCGAGTACCACATCCTCAAGGGCCATCCGGGCGACGCGCGCAGCGGATTCCTTGGGCTTGAGTATGACCGCGTTCCCGCCGAAGCGGTCATCCACTACTTCCGTGCGGATCGCCCGGGCCAGAGCCGTGGCATCCCAGACATCACTCCGGCGCTCCCGCTCTTTGCGCAGCTTCGACGCTTCACCCTGGCGGTCCTCGGCGCTGCGGAAACCGCCGCCGACTTCGCGGGCATCCTCTACACCGACACCCCCGCCAACGGCGAGGCCGAGAGCGTCGAACCGATGGACGCCATCGAACTCGAAGCCCGCTCGCTGCTCACCATGCCCGGCGGCTGGAAGATGGCGCAGGTCCACGCCGAGCAGCCCGCGACGACCTATGCCGAGTTCAAGCGGGAGGTCCTCAACGAGATCGCCCGCTGCCTGAACATGCCGTTCAACGTCGCGGCGTGCAACTCCTCGGGGTACAACTACGCCAGCGGTCGCCTCGATCATCAGGTGTACTTCAAGAGCATCCGCGTCGAACAGGACCAACTGGCGTGCGCGGTGCTCGACCGCCTCCTGCTGGCCTGGCTCCGCGAGGCGGTGCTGGTCTCCGACCTGCTGCCGCTCCGCGTCCGCACCCTCATCGCCACCGGCGAGGCCCTGCCCCACCAGTGGTTCTGGGATGGCAACGAGCATGTGGACCCGGCGAAGGAAGCAACGGCTCAGCAGACGCGGCTCGCCTCGCACACGACGACGCTGGCCAGCGAGTACGCGAAGCAAGGCCGCGACTGGGAAACCGAGCTCCGCCAGCGGGCCAAAGAGGTCGCGCTGATGAAGGAACTCGGGCTTGCACCCGAGCAGGCCCAGCCGCTCCAGCCCGCGGGCAAGGAGGACAGCAGTGGCGACTAAGCCCGTCGTCAATCTGTGCGCCCCGGT